CTTAGTCTTTTCTGCAAGTTGTTCACGAAGAATTCCTCCTTCCCAAACCCACTCTTTTCCTTCCATGATTCCAGATACAAAAGCATCAGGAGCAGAAGGATCGGCAACGATATCAGCAGCAGTTGCTAACATGAAATCTTCGCCTACAACTTTACAACCAGTATGATCTTCTTTTAGAGAACCAACTCCACGAGAAGAAACACCAAGAGTTACACCTTCAGTAATAAGAGATTTTGCAATCTTACCCATAGGTGTTTCAAGTAGTTGTGCCTTACCAATAAAATTATTTCCTTTTTGCTCAAGACGAACAATTTTATGAGAAACTCTATCAAGGTTTACAGTTGGACCATCTGGATGTCCCAACTCACCAAGTGCACGTCCTTTCTGAACAAAGGACTCATTGTATCTACTAACTTCTTTAGTAAGAGTATTTACTGGATACATTCTACCATTACGATTTTTGATGTCACCTTGTAGGAAGACACCCTCAATATACATTTTTTTCTTAGCACCTTTACCTTCTACGATAAACTTAACGCTAGATATTTCTTCCGTAATGAGTTTCATTTTTTTAATTAGTAAATCCTACTTTTGTACCCTTAACATCAGTTCCAGCATTAACAAAAACAACATTTGTTGGGTTCTTTTCTATTAATTCTGAAGTATTTGCTAACATTGTGAAAGTTCCTATAGTAGAAGAACCACCATTATTTTCGGCAATAGTAACAACATAATCAGTTGTGCTTGGGTTTGCAAGACGAACAACTGTTGCTTCAGTAAAACTTGATGCTGCAGCAACAGCATTTGGAACTGTTATTTCAGATGCTTTTACGAGAATTCTTGTCATTCTTCTGGTTCCTCTGTGGGTTCTGTTTCGACTTCAGTTTCAGGTTTCATTCCCCCTTTAGGGTTATATGGTTCTGTTTCAAACATAGAATCTGACACTTCTTTACGAAGTGTTTCTATTTTTTCTGCTGCTTTTGTGTATAAAGTATCTTTAATATCTTGACTAATATTAGATGCTTTAGAATCTTGAGCAATCAAATCTATAATATTATCAGGCATGAAAATTGATATAGTAATATATTTTATTTATATCTCGGCCAATTTAGTATCTTTATTTAACTGATCATTGGTAATTGCTGGAGCAGCTGCTTCTTCTGGAGGAGCACCCATTGCCATTACATCTTCTTCAGTTCCAGGTGGTAATGGTTCTCCAGTAATTGGATCTATAGCATCTGGATCAGGAATAGTTCCATCCTTTATTTCCTTCTCAATTTGCTTATCCAATTCTTCAATTTCACCATCAGTCTGTCTAAGTATTTTCTTACGAACCCACTCATTAGAATAATACTTTCCAATATAAGGTTCAATAGTTGCAAGAGTTCCTAACCTCTCATTCATCAATTCACTTTCTTTTAATTCTGCAAATTGATTATCATATACAAAATCATACTGAATATGATCGTTGAGTGATTCCCAATCTTCTGGTGTTATGACATTTTTCAGAATTAACTGAGTTCTGAGCATATCATTAAACATGTTAGCAAAACGCTTTCTTAAACGTCCTACAAACTTAGCAAATTTAAGTTCATCTCTTAAAATTTCTGATGAACGTCCTAAATTAAAACCACCGTCATTAGCAATTCTAGATTCAGGAACACTAAGTGCTCTATAAAGTTTCTTCTGGAAATACTCAATATCAGCAAGTTCTCCAAGATTTTGTCCACCTGGAAGTGTTGTGATTTCTGTTCCTCTACCACCTTCTCTACGTGGTAACCAGAAATCTTCCATCATAGACATGAACTTTCTGTCATCTCTGACTTCACCAGTGTTAGCATCATATACTAACTTGTTACGATAACGCATCATAACATCACGAAGATATTGTTCTGCTTTTACCTTTGGAAGATTACCAACATCAATGTAAAATATTCTTCTTTCTGGTGCTCTTGATAATCTATAAATTACAAGACTATCCTCAATCATTCTTAATTGATTAAGTGCCTTGATTGCTTTATGGAGATATGATAAACAAGTTCCTTTATTTCTATCAAATAAACCAGAGGTTACATAAGTAATTGAATCTTTTGCAATTTTAATTGTAGATTTATTACCACCTGCTGCACCACCAGCCATAGGTCCTGATGGATAATTTGGTTTAGGAGTATAAACATAATACTCTTCAATCTCTGGATATAAATCTCTTTCATTACCTTTAAAGGTATTTTGAAGATCTACTCCACCTAAATTCTTATTTTTTCTTTTCTCTTGACGAACAAACTTCATCTTCATTGGATCAATATATCTGATCTCTTGAATTCCGTCTTGAGGTTTTTTAGTATCAATAACTTTCAAATAATATAATCTTCCATCTACATACCAATTTCTAAAAATTTCATGGGACTTTTTATCAAAGTCCATCATTTCTTTGATACCCCTAAATTCTCTTCTAATAGTATCTTTTACTTTATCACTAGCATTTACATTAGATAATTCTATTTCTACTGGAGAATCATATAAATCACTAACAATCGCTTCATTAACAACATCTTCAATTGCACCATCTGCTTCTGGATGAAGTGCCATTTCTCTATATCTTTTTATTAAATCATATTCAGTTCTATAAACACCTTCAATATCTACATATTGTCCATAAAAACCAGATTGAATATAATAATCAACCCCGTCCTCATTTGATTGAGGAACGGGGGATACTACAGAAGGAGCCTTATCCTGGCTGTCGTCAATAGAGAATCCAAAAAGTTTTGCCATTGTATAATTTTGCCTACTTTTCTATTATAGCACTATTTAGCTTATTTTAGTTGATGTCTTCTCCACCTGCATTTGCACCAACACCTTTAAGTGCTTCCCACCACTGAACCTGCATTTCTACAGTAAATTCTTCAATAGCATCAACAGTCTCATATGAGAGATCTATTTGACTAATATTGGTTGGGAATACATCGTGGAATTTGTAAGTTCTGAGTGTAGAACCATCACGATCTAATTGGTGAACATATGCATCTGGTTGATAAATTGCTGGATCTTGAGCACCAGTAGCATCAGACATTTTGTTAATAAGATTCATCCACTTTTCAAATGCTGAACGAATGGAGAAGTCAACATCATTGAGAACAGTAATAGTCCATGTATCGAATGTTCTATCACCTGCTATCTTAAGAATCCTACCTCTAAAATTAACATCTATTGGTGTGATGTTTGATGCAGGTAGAGCAGCTGCTTTTATTAAGAACCTTGATTTGTCCTTAACATCATTTTCTATTGCTGTTTGCTCTGGAAAAGCAATTTCTACCTCAAATAGATTAGGTCTAGTTCCACCGCCAGCTAGTTTACTTTTAAACCCAGAAATTGTTCTTAATGGTGGTCTATTAAATTGGGTAGCCATAGTTTTTTATTCCTCTAGTTAAACGGTACCGATTACTTCTTCAAAGCTGATACCAGTTCTGGTAGCAACAAATGTAAGACCAATGAAGTTAATTGACCTTGCAGGTTTAATAAAGATGTCTGCTATAAATTCATTGTTATCTATAATAGCAGCAGTGTTATTTGTTTCATCACAAACAACTCTGAAGTCAAAGATACCTCTCTTTGCTTGAACATCTCTTAAGAATGGTTCAACAATATTTACAAAGTTAGTCCTTGTAATTTCATCGTTGAATTCAAAGAGTTGATCTTTAGCAGCAGCAGAGATTGCATCTTCAAGATAGATAAACAACCTACGAACATTGATTCTATCAAATGCAGATGCTTTTCCATATCCAGTCTTATCACCGAATAAAACAATTCCTGCTCCTGGTGAGAATATAACTGGGTTGATTCTATTTGTATAAAGTTTATCTCTTTGTATTTGATTTGGATTATATGCTAGTTTAACAGCATTAAGTACTGCTCCTCTCGCTGTTCCTGCTGGTGAGAACCAAGGGAAGTTGTTAATATCATTTCTAGCACACATTCCAGCAATATCACCATTTAATGGTATATAACGGAAGGTATTAGCAAATCTATCGTACATATACTTATATCCACTATCGAATACACCATATGTGGTAGATGTAATAGGAGCATAGAAACTTATTACATTATTTGTAACGTCAGTTGCTGAATTAAGTTCAGCAGCATCAGTATCACCATCTTTAATAAATGATTCTCTATAAGGAGAAATAAATGCTATTGCATCTTTTCTAGTCTCTGCTACCTGAATACACTTATTAGCAAGTGCTTGTGAATCTGTTTTTCCATGAGCTGCTGATCCCATAAGTATGAAGTCAACATCATATTGTTCAGTGTTAGTGAATAACTCATACCCATCTTTGAGAGGACCTATCCCATTTAAACTTAAAGATCCAGTAGTATTAATATTTTCATTACCATCATAGTTTTTACCTGCAGTTAATGCATAACCCACATTACCTGCACCACCAAACTTAATTCCTTGAGCATTTTGATCCCAATCAATATCACCTTCAAGATCAAACCCTGTTCCAGAAACAGCACCTGTTGATGTTGTTTTAAAGAATGTTGTTTGAATACCTGCGGTATTGGTTTCTGATGTAATACCAGGTTGACCACCACCAAAGATATATCCTGAATTATTTAAAAGGAACTTTCTCCAATAAGAAGAACTTCCTGCAGAAAATTCTGAGTCCTTTGCTTTTGATACATTTAAATTCTTTTCTAGAATTGTTCCTGCATTGCCTGTAATTGTTCCATTATCATCGATAACAACTACATGCATTTCATCAAACTTAGAACTTCTTTCATCGGCATAAGCAGATGTACCTGGACGATCTGCGATTTGATTCCAGTTAATAGGATCACTATTATCTAATGTAATCTGCTGTTTATCAAACCAGTCAGATATTGCAGAAGGTGTTGTTGTTGTAAAAGGTGATCCTTGTCCATTTGTATGAATGGCGACGGTACCACCCTCATAATTTGATAACTTAAAAACACCATCTGCTTGATAAAGAGGTGTGCCTTTTGGTTGATTTGGAATACTAGTAGTTTCAATACCTGCGTTTGACACATGAGAAACTAATTTAACATCTAGATTGTAGGTAGTTGTTCCGTCATTAGTAACACTAGTTACTCCTGTAACAATACTTTTAAAATATCCATCTAAAGTTGTTATTGTACCAATACCTGGATTATCTGTATTAGCAGGAACTGCCTGTGTTATACCATATCCTACTCCTTTGTTTCCGTAGAATTCTGCGATACCATCAGGTATAGTTACTTGTTGATCTGCAAAACTATCAATTATTGCAACCTTTAATCCATTTGCCCAAGATCCTGGGTTCCTAGCTGCTACTACTGTACTCGCTATTGTATTCTCATCATATCCTTTATTAATATAATCATCTACACTATTAATTACTATTGCTGGATCATTATCACCTTGAAGATCGGTAGCATTTTTAAGAGATGAGTTTGAAGCTCTTACAACACTTAATACACCACCATATGCCAAATAAGATGAAGCAACTAACCAATTTTCATAATTCTTATCTGTTGGTCTTGGTTCCCCAAAAGTGTTTATTAAATCCTGTTCATTTTCAATTAGTGTTGGTAAACTAACTGGTCCCTTTTCAAATGTTGCAACAATAGCAGCAGTCTTATCTGTAGCAGAATTTACTCTACCAATTGTTAAATCTACTTCCCTTACTACAATACCAGGAGATGCTAAATTTAGTGGCATCTTTTCCTCTCCGAATCTCAGATTATTCTGAAATTATTTATTAAAATGCTCTTTTTCAATGGGGAAACAATGCATGAACATTACCAATCAGGATATTGCCAATCTATAAAGGGTGCTCTTTTCTTTCTATTCTCTACTATTCGTTTAATCGTACATACCTTACATTCATATGAATATGATGATGCTGTAGCACTATTTTTACGTGTTCTATAAAAACCTTCAACTAAATTTTTCTCTTCTCCACATACTCGACACTTTCTATCATTGAGCAATAAATGCCCAAGTTTTAGTTGATCGTCAAATTCCATTATAATACTTGCACT